ATGTATATTGCTTTTAAAGATATTACAGGCTTTGTAAGGTTAAACGGAAGGACACCTAGACAGGGTTCAGTAAACGATTTAGAATTAATGTTACACGTACAACCAAACCTATTTAAAGAATACACTAAACGGTAAAAATGAAAGTAGTAAATATAAACGAGGTCAAACCAAACCCAAAGAACCCACGTATAATAAAAGACGAGAAATTTAAGAAACTTGTAAAGAGTATTCAAGAATTTCCTGATATGCTAAATAAACGCCCTCTAATCGTTTTTACTGACGTAGATAATAAATACGTTGTACTTGGTGGTAATATGCGCTTAAAAGCCTTAAAAGAGTTAAAATTTAAAGAAGTACCAGTTATTATAGCAGACGAATGGACTGAGGAACAAAAAGCTGAATTTTTAATTAAAGATAACGTAGGTTTTGGAGAATGGGATTGGGATAGTTTAGCGAATGAATGGGATATTGAAAAGTTAGATAATTGGGGATTAGATTTGCCTATATTTAAAGACGATCAAACTGAATTAAAAGATTTGTCAAGTACAATAGATAATTTATATAGAATTGAAATTGTATGTAAAGACGAAGAACACCAAGAAAACACTTATAATAAATTAATTGAACAAGGATACGAATGCCGACTTTTGACATTATAAAAGAAGTAAAGCCAACTAAAACATTTAGAGTAGCTTCAGTAATTGGTAAATTTGATTTACAATCTGAAAATGTAGTTGAACATTTTAAAGGAGATATTGATATTCCTGATAATTGGCAAATAGGTTTAATTGTAGGAAAAAGCGGAACAGGAAAAACTACAATAGCAAAACAATTATTTCAAGACGCTTATATTACTTCTTATGAATATAATTCAGAAGCTGTATTAGACGATATGCCAAAAGAATGTAGTGTAGAACAAATTACATCTGCATTTAATTCAGTAGGCTTTTCAAGTCCACCAAGTTGGTTAAAACCATATTCAGTATTAAGTAATGGACAAAAGATGCGAGTTGATTTAGCACGTGCAATATTAGAAAAAAACGAATTATTTGTATTTGATGAATTTACAAGCGTAGTAGATAGAAACGTTGCTCAAATAGGTTCCTTTGCTATGCAGAAAGCAATTAGAAAGACGAATAAAAAATTTATAGCAGTTACTTGCCATTTTGATGTTCAAGATTGGTTATTACCTGACTGGGTATTTAATACCGATACTATGACCTTTCAAAGTTTTGAAGGGCAAAAAAAAAATAGACCAGAAATCAAATTTGAAATATTCAATTACGGAGATAAAAGCATTTGGAAAATGTTTGCTAAGCACCACTATTTAAGTCATTCTCATAATAATGCTGCAAATGTATTTATAGCTACGGTTAATGATGAGATTGCTGGGTTTATTAGCGTAATAGCACAACCTAGTAGAATGATAGGACAAAAGCGAGTTCATAGATTAGTTATTTTACCTGATTATCAAGGAGCAGGAATAGGAATTAAATTATTAAATGAAGTAGGGAAAATATATAAATTAGATAAATGGCGTTATACTATTAACACAACCGCTCCAAGTTTAATTTATGCTTTGAAGAAATCAAATAAATGGAATTGCCATCATTTTGGAAGAGTTCAAGCAGGTAAAAATAAATATGGAAAAGCAGGAACGGCACATAGAATAACCGCGAGTTTTGAATTAAAATAAACACCGAAAAAACACCGATTATGGGCAAAAAAGATAATTTAAGACCAGCATGGAATAAAGGCGAAAGCGGAAACCCTAACGGAAGACCTAAAGGGGCTAAGAATAGAAGCACTATAGCCCGTAAGTGGTTAGAGGTTAACCAAGATTTAAAAAACCCTTTAACTGGAGATACTGAAAAGATGAGCCAAGAGGACCTAATGACGTTAGCCCTAATAAAGAAAGCTAGAGAAGGGGACGTAAACGCTTATAAAGCTTTAATGGATTCGGGCTATGGCGCACCTGTACAGCAAATAGATCAAAACGTAACTGAAACAAAGCTGCCCGACTGGTTGGATGAGTAAAGCAAACCCGAATTTTACTTATTTAAAAAAGAACGTGCCTAGTAATAGAATGACCTTATTACAAGGTGGTACACGTTCCGGCAAGACCTACTCAGTTATTTACTATTTGATATGGTTATGTAAGGAGTATCAAAATGCAGGACTAGAAATAGACATAGTTCGTGACACTTACGCAGCGTTAAAAAGTACAGCTTGGAAAGACCTTAAAGACGTTCTACTAAAACACGAGTTATACAACCCTACGTTACATAGCAAGACCGACCATATATACAACCTTTACGGAAACTATATAAACTACTATGGAGCAGACACGCCTGAAAAGATACATGGTAGAAGTAGGGACATTCTATGGATAAACGAAGCAAATCAGTTTCCTGAAGAAACCATAGACCAGTTATTACCTAGAACGAGACATAAGATAATAGCAGACTATAACCCCGCCTTACCTGTAGAACACTGGCTAGACAATTACATAGACAAGTACCCGCCTTTTATTTCTACCTATAGAGATAACCCGCATTTAACCAAAGCACAAATAGAAGACATTGAAAGCAAAATAAATAATAGCTACTGGTGGAAGGTTTACGGAACAGGCGAAAGGGCGCAACCTACAGGCGCAATATTTAATAACTGGGAGTTAGGAGAATTTAAAGAACTAGAGTTAAGCGGCTTCGGTCAAGACTACGGCTTTAGTAATGATCCTAGTACACTTATACACGTTTCTATTGATACACGAAACAAAGTATTATACTTGAAAGAATGCTTTTACGAAAAGGGTTTAAACACAGGCGAACTATACGGCCTTAACTTAGACCATGCAGGGCGCAAAGGTTTAATAGTAGGTGACAGCGCAGAACCTAGACTAATAAGCGAACTTAAACAAAGGGGTTTAAATATAGTCGAAGCCGAAAAGGGTACAGGTAGCGTTACGGCAGGAATAAGCTTACTTAGTGAATACAGAATAATAATTGATCCTGAGAGTAAGAACATGATAAAAGAATTTAATAATTATTCGTGGATTGAAAAGACTAATAAAAGCGTACCGAAAGACGAATATAACCACTGTATAGACGCTGTAAGGTATTTTGTTTATAAGGTAGCTAGTAACCCTAATCGTGGAAGGTACAATATCAGATAATCAACTTAATATAATATGGAAGTAGAAATAACTATACCAAGCGAAACTAAAGACATAACGCTAGAACAATACCAGTTGTTAATGAAGACCTATAACAAAGGTGACAGCGAAGACCTAGCAGCTCGTAAAATGATAAGTATTTTTTGTAAGATACCTATGTCTCAGGTTATGTATATTAGTTATTCTAGTGTAAGCGACCTGTTACAAAAGTTTCAGTTTATGTTTAAAGCTAAGAATGAGTTACAGACTACTTTTACTTTAGGTGGTGTTGAGTTTGGCTTCATTCCTAATTTGGAAAAAATGTCTTTCGGTGAATACATAGACCTAGAAAATTATATTTCAGACTGGCAGACCATGAACAACGCTATGGCTGTAATGTATAGACCTATAACAGAAAAGAATAAAAAAGGAGAATACTTAATTGAACCTTACGAAAGTTCAATAACATACGCTGAAGTAATGAAGGCCGCACCCTTACACGTTGTACTAGGCGCACAGGTTTTTTTTTGGAGTTTAGGCGTAGACTTATTGAACGGTTTAATGATCTATTTGGAGAAGGAACTGAAGACGATACCACAGGAAGTCTTAGCGGACAAGCTCAATTTAACAAGCGGTGGGGGTGGTATCAGTCAATATATGCAATCGCTAAAGGAGAACTTAAACAGTTTAACGAAGTTACCCGACTATCACTTACTCAGTGTTTAACTTATCTAACATTTGAGAAAGAACGAATTATATTAGAAAATAACGAAATTAAAAGAAGGCTTAGAAAATGACAACTTACTTTTATTTAATAGACAAACTAAAAGACGCAATACTAAACGAACCGTTTACGACAACTTGCACTACTGGAAGCCTTGACGACATAGACAACTATAAACAGACCTTGTTTCCTTTGGCTCATATTATAGTTAACAGCTTTCAGGCAAACGGAAATGTAATAACGGCAAACGTAAGTATTTTGTTTATGGATATTGTCGACATATCGAAAGACGAAGTAACAGACATTTTCAGGGGCAACGATAACGAACAGGAAGTTTTAAACACTCAGTTTAATGCGGCCATGAGAATTTACGAACTAGCAAGGCGTGGCGAACTGTTTAATAATGAAATTTGGGGCGGGGACACGGCAACTATAGAACCATTTACAGAACGCTTTGAAAACTATTTAGCAGGGGTTACAATTACTTTAGATATTATTCTAAGAAATGACATGAGTATATGTTAGAAAACTACGAAGACATATTAAAGAAGTTTCGTGATCGTGTTATTAAGCAAAGTCGAAAGAACCTTACTAGCTTAAAAAAGAATGCAAGTAAAAGCCTGTATAAAAGCTTAGATAGTTCACAACAGAAAAATGGTAACGGCTACAGCGTCACCTTTGAAATGTTAGAGTATGGGGCTTTTCAAGACTTAGGGGTAAGCGGTAAAAAAAAGAAGTATAATACACCTTTTAGCTATAAGGACAAAATGCCCCCTGCAAGTAAGTTAGACAAATGGACTATAAGGCGAGGTATAGCACCTAGAGACGCAAAAGGAAAGTTTATACCTAGAAAATCAGTTAACTACCTGATAGCCCGAAGTATTTACATTAAAGGAATAAAGCCTAGCTTATTTTTTACAAAACCTTTTGAAAAGGCATGGTCTGAGTTACCTACTGAGTTACTAGAAGGACTATTAAAAGACACTGAAATAATACTAAAAGACAAACTAGAAAACCTTAGAAAGATATGAGTATATTCGCACGAAGCCCCTATATTGTAGACATAGACGAAACAGGACAAGAAGGCGGCATGGTTCAGCTGTTTCTTTATAATACTGGTAGCGTTCCGCTGTACCCTACGCACACTTTAAATAAGTTAGTACCAAGTGCGACAAACACGAAGCTTTATTTTAACATAAGCCCTTATATACGTGAATACCTAAACTTTAATTATTTACAGACACCTTATAACACTATAGGTAATACAGTTTCTGACCAAGTATGTAAAGTGAGAGTTAAAAGGTATAAGCTAGTCAGTGGTATTTATACGCTATTAGACACTACGGATTATTTAGCCTACGACGGTTACGGCTATTACACCGAAGGAACAAACCCCGATTTAAGCCCCCAACACTTAGACGAAGGCACTTACTTTTATCATTATGATCCTAACGGTGATCCGTCAACTGACGAATGGTTAAGGGGCGGTCATATTACCTTTGAAAATCAAACAGGGTGGTTTGCAAGATACACTAACTTAAAAACTGGGGCTATAAGTACACTTAGCACAGGTTCAGGCCAAATTGTAGACATTCCAAGAGTAAACGCTTTATTTTATGCAGACGGCAATAAGTTAGAGTTTTTAAACGCTTCACTTAGTGTAAAGGCTACGTACTATTTTAGACCTTTAGAAGAATGTAGGTACACCCCTGTAGTTTGCGACTTTGTAAATAAATACGGTGCGTGGTCTAGGTTGTTTTTCTTTAAGGCTAGTAATGACATTATGAACACTCAAAGCACAGTTTATAATTTAATGCAGTCAGAATTAAGTCCTTACGACGTACTAGAAGGCCAACGAAAAGAATTTAACTTAAACGGAATAGAAAGTATAAAGGTTAACACTGGTTTTATAGGCGAGTATATAGGCGAAGAAATACGCCAACTTATGTTAAGTGAAAGAATACTATTAGACAGTAAACCCGTGAAGCTTTCGACACGATCACAGGAACGCTATAAGGTTGTAAACACGAAAACAATTAACTATAATTTAGAGTTTGAATTTGCTTACGATACTATCAATTCAGTTATATAATGAAAAGACAGGTAACACTTTACATAGAAGGCGAAAAAGTCGAGTTATTTAATGACGAAAAGATAGGCGTTAATTCATCAGTTCAAAATATAGCTGATATTTCTAAGGTATTTACGGACTTTAGCCAAAGTTTCACCGTTCCTGCAAGTGTAAATAATAATATTATATTTCAACACTTCTATAACAATGAGTTTAACAGCTCAGTAAACTTTAATTTACGACGTGACGCACTAATAGAAATAGACTTAACCTTTTTTAGACGTGGAAAAGTACAGCTTGAAAAGTCGAACCTAAAAAACGGAAAGGTAGAAAGCTATACTATTACTTTTTACGGTGAAATAAGGGCTTTAAAAGATCGTTTCGGTGAAGACCTACTAGACGTTTTAGACTATTCAGCATACACGCACGACTACACAGGCGCAGAAGTTCAGGCACGTATTGAAGACGGCACAACTGACTACGCAGTGCGTTACCCACTTATATCAAGCCAAAGGCTTTGGCAATATAACGAACCTACAACACCTTTAGACAATATAGACACCACTGACGGGGCAATAGATTTTACTGAGTTATTTCCTGCGCTTAAAGTTAGTTCGATATTTGAAGCTATAGAAAACCAGTACGGAATAACATTTGAAGGCTTATTTTTAACGGACAAGAAATTTACAAACGCTTACCTGTATTTAAAGAATAAAGAACAGGCAGGTTTTTATAGTCAAGGTTACGAAGTAGACTTTTTAAGTGACACAGCGACACCATACCAACAGGATTACAACGAAATAGACTTAGTTAATAACACGTTACGCATTCACGATATACCAGTACAACAGTACGCAGGTCAAGGTCTAGCTTTACCGTATAGAGTTGAGTTTATAATGTCAAACGTAAGTACATTTATTGTAGAATATTATATAGACGTTTATGTCAACGGTGCTATTTATACAACTGTAACGGGTTTTGGTAACCAAACTTACACAGCTTTAGAAGTAAACGGAAATAGTAACGTAGACTATACAATAAACTTTGTTGTTCGTACTTCAGGGCTTCCGTTACAATACACACCTATAGTAAGGGCTTATTATGTTATTGGACTTCCTGACGGTTCAAGCGTACCTTTACAACTAGTACAAATTAACTGCGGTACTCAAATTTCAGACACTTATTTGGATCTTAATTCTTACATGCCTGAAATGAAAGTTTCGGACTTCTTCAGCGGTGTACTAAAGTTGTTTAATTTAACCTGTTACCCTATCGACGTAAACACGTTTGAAATAGAGACGCTTGAAGACTGGTACAACAAAGGCTACATTTACGACATAACGAAATACACGACCGTAGAAAATATAGACGTAGAAAGAATAAAACTATATAAAAGTATAGAGTTTAAACACGCTGAAAGTTCTAGTTTTATGAATAATCAGTTTACGAATATATTTAACCGTAACTATGGCGACATGCTTTATAGTTTTCCTTACGACGGTGAAGACTATAAAATAGAAGTACCCTTTGAAAATTTAATGTTTAATAAGTTTGACGGCATAAACTTACAGGTAGGTTATTGTTTAACTAATAGCCCCGACTTTAAGCCTTATGTTCCAAAACCTATTATTATTTACCAGTACGAAGAACTGACTACAAGTGCATTTTATTTAAACAATGGTATAACAATAGACAGCGTTACTTCTTATGTTCCTTTCGGTCAAGACGTTTTAGACCAGTCTATAAATTATACTTTAAATTTCGGTCAGGAATTAAGCACACTATTACTTACTGAAATAACGAACAGCATTTACAGGGTTTATTATTCTGACTATTTATTAAACTTGTTTAACCCTAAAAATAGATTAACTAGGGTTGTGTGTGTTTTCCCGATTAGCATACTAACTAACATTCGTTTAAATGATCGTGTAATAATTCGTGACAAACGATATATTATTAACGACATGAAAACGGAACTTACAAGCGGTGAAGTTACACTAGAGTTAATAAACGATTTCAGACCTATAAAAAAGACAGGGGGTGTATATGTAGCCCCGCCAACAAATAACGGCTCAGACGTTCCAATAGCTATACCAATTATTAAACCTAATCTAGTCGAAACTATAGAATGGGACATAACAGGAACGGGAGTAACAGGAACAACACCAAGCAGCCCTGTAACGAATGACACTAGGGTAACTTTCTTTTTACCTGAGAACACAAACACGAAATTTAGATTTACTGAAGAAACAGGTGAAGCGTATATAATGACCGAAGACAGCAAAGTATTAATTTCTGAAAGGTGGAAAGACGCATTTTATGTAGTACCTGTAACTTACACTTATCAAAACGGAGACACCGAAACCGAAAACCTAGTAATAATACAACCTGCATAATGATCAAGAATATTTTAGACATGTTAAGTATTTACGACTATTACGGAATAAGTGAGAACGTAGAAATAGCCAAAGGTAAACACGAACTAACGACAACCTTTAAAGGTTTATGGCGTAAACAAGTTAGGGAAAATAAATACAAAACTAAGAAATGGAAACGTACAAAATAAAGACTGAAATAGACACAGGTAATAGTGTTAAAGACCTAGCAACTTTACGCAAAGAATTAGACGAACTAGCACAAAGCGGAAAAGAAGGCACAGACGAATTTAAAAAGTTAGAAGAAGAATTACAAAAGTTAGCTTACGACAGTTCGGAAGCGGGTAAGGTATTAAATAAGTTTGGTGGTACTTTAGAACAGGTTAAAGGCGAAGGGGTGCAACCTTTAAGCTTTGCTATTGGTGAACTAGAAGACCGTCTTTACGAAATGGCGGCCGCAGGTTTACAGGGTACAGCGGAATTTAACGAAATGGCTCAGGAAGTAGGGCGCATGAAACAGGTAATTTTAGAAACTGACATGCAACTAGACGGCCTAGCAATGACAACCACGCAAAAGGTGGGCGGTGCGCTTCAAGGTGTAGCAGGTGGCTTTGAAGTGGCTCAGGGTGTAATGAGTTCTTTCGGTGTAGAAAGTGAAGCGGTAGAAGAAGCCTTATTAAAGGTTCAGTCAGCAATGGCAATTAGTCAAGGTGTTCAAAGTATTAAAGAAACTATACCTGTTTTTCACGCTTTGAAGGCGGCTATAGCTTCGACGGCTATAGGTCAGAAACTTTTGGCAGGTAGTTCAATGTTAGCGGCAGGGGCTATGAAGGTTTTAAACTTCGTTATGTCGTTAAACCCTGTTTTGTTAATTGTGACTGGTGTTGGTTTATTAGTAGGTGCGTTAGCGTGGTTAATAGGGTCAACAAAAGAAGCGGCAGAAGAAAACGAAAAGTTAAACGCAAGTATTGATAGACAAAATGAAGCATTTGACAGAAACACGGAAAACTTAAAAAGGAATGCGGACAATAGAAGAAGACTTTTAATCGTAAATGGAGCAGACGAAGAGAAGCTTCATAAGGATACTTTAAAGAGATTAAAAGAAGAAGAAACTAACCGACAGAAACAGTTAAGGTTAACAGAAAAACAACTTGAAAGAAGAAGAAAAGTTTTAAAGAAAGCTTACGAAGAAGAAGACGAAGATTTAATAAAAAGCATTAAAAAACAAATTAACGCAGACCGCAAGAAATATAATCAACTTGTTTCTAATAGAAAAGAGTATGACATAGCGGTAAAAGAAGAAAACAAGAGATACAAAGACTTAACAGATGAAGAAGCAAAAGAAGAAGCCGAAAAGCAAAAGGCAAGACAGGAAAAATACGCTTCAGATCGAAAGTCAGCACTAGATAAAATAAGACAGACTGAACAGGAATACAGAGACACTTTTTTAAGTGACCAAGAAAGGGAAGTTGTCGCAGTACAGAGGAAGTACGCAGAACTAATAAAGGAAGCTAAGAAGTTTAATATAAGCACAAAAGAATTAGAAAATGCACGTTTAAACGACATAAACGAAATTAAATCTAAATATGCTTCTGAAGAACTAAAAATAGAAGAGGAAAAACAAGCTAAGTTAGACGAGTTTATGAAACAAGCTAACGAGCAAAGGTTACAAGACGAAGAAGACTTTAACGAACAATACCAACAGGCAATTAACAGCGACATACAAAACGAAATTAACGCTGTAAATGAAAAGTATTTTTATCTAATAGCGAAAGCAGAACAATACGGCAAAGACGTTGCGGAACTAGAAAGAAAACAAGCTAAAGAACTTTCGGAGATTAACGACAAGTATAGAAAAGAAGAAGAAGAAAAAAACAAAGCCTTACAACAGGCTAAATACGACGCTGTACAAGGTGGCTTACAAGCACTATTAGACCTTTCAGAAGCGTTTGCAGGACAAAGCGAAGAAGGGCAAAAGAGGGCTTTTCAATTTTCTAAAGCGGTGAACATAGCACAAGCTACCATAGACACTTATAGGTCAGCTCAAACGGCTTTCGCTAGTGCGCCTAACCCAATTTTAGGGGCTGTGTTTGCGGCTATTGCCGTGGCTTCAGGTATTGCGAACATTAAAAAGATAGCTAGTACAACTTTTGAAGGTGGAAGTACACCAAGCGCAGAAGGTGGCGCAGGTGGTTTAGGTGGTGTCATAACACCTGAATTTAATATAGTAGGTAATAGCCCTATAAACCAGTTAGCGGAATTACAAGGGCAACCTGTTCAAGCTTATGTAGTTAGTGGCGAAGTGACAACAGCACAAAGCTTAGACCGTAACAGAGTAGTAAACGCAACACTTTAAAAAAAATAACTTATAGAATTATGAGAATAGTTGAAATGATCTTAAACGAAGAAAGCGAAACACAGGGGGTTTACGCTGTCTCAGTGGTAGAAAGCCCTGCAATAGAAGAAAACTGGGTAGCACTTAATAAGCACTTTATAGAGTTAAAAAGTGTTGACGAAGAAAAGAGAATTTTAATGGGTGCGGCACTTATTCCTAATAAGCAAATATTACGCTACGACAAAGAAATAGGTGAGTATTATATTTACTTTTCTAAGGACACAATTAAAAAGACTAGCGAACTTTTCCTAAAGCGTAATAACCAAAATAACGCAACCTACGAACACGAAATAAAGGTAGGTGGTTTACACGTTGTCGAAAGTTGGATCGTAGAAAATAGCAAAATAGACAAGTCAGCTAATTACGGTTTTGATTTACCTGTAGGAACTTGGGTAATTACAATGAAAGTCGAAAATGAAGACATTTGGAATAAGGTAAAAGCAGGTGACATTAAGGGCTTTTCAATAGAAGGTTTATTTTCTTCAAACGATGAAAACCTGAGTAAGCAAAAAGACGAAGAAACTATTTTACAACAAATTATAGACCTGTTAAAGAATGCCTAATTTTAGACAAACACGAAACACCTACTATAATGTTCAAATAGAACAAATAAGATCGTCTGAACTGGAAAGCCTAAAAGTCGAAGAAGGCGCAGTAATAGAAGTCGAAGGAATTATTTATGTAGGTATTAACGGAGTTTGGGAACAGCTATACTTAAATGTAGGTCAGCAACTAGGTTGGGGGCGGTTTGACGACACCCAGTATAACGCAGGTAGCCCGTACATATTTAGCACGAACACCGAGTTTATAATACCTAATAATGCAGGGAGTATTTTAACAGCGGGTATTGGTGCTGACTTTTACGACGGAAGCAAAATAAGGGCAAACTTTAAAAACGATACTTTCTTAATTACGGTTGCCTTTAAAGCTTATATAGATAGTTCAAACGAACACGCTGAAGTTTACCTTTATAGCGCAGGTACAACACCTTATAGCAGGGTTAAAAATGTTATAGTATTTCCAAAGGGCAACGGAATAGAACACGAATACGCTTTAACCTTTCAGTATTACGCCGATACTGATTTAGTCTTAAACGGAATAGACGTAAGAATGAAGGCTAGTACGTCAGGGGCAATATACGACGTTATTTACTTTATACAACAGGTTCAAAGATATGGATAAGACAAGCGTAAGTAAGACTAGCCCTAAAACGAATACAAGGGCTTGTTTATGTAAAGACGGAACTTATAGTAAAGAGTGTTGCACTGGTGAAATGATCGCACAAGGCATAGGCTCTTTAGTAAACCAAACTGAAAGCACGACAACGAAAACAACGCAAACACGAAATATTAACGTAAACAGAAACTAAAATGGCAAGTGAACCAATATTAAATTTTGACGAAAATTGTAAAAGGGTAATTGTACAAAACAGAACAAGCCCTAAACCAAATAAAAACGATAGAGTAATTTCTACTGTTAATAAAACGACAGCACAAAGAGAAATTTCAGCAACTTACGGAGTAATAAAAAAGAGGTAAAACAAAACAATAAATAAACAACAATGAAAGAAACAATTAACAAAAAGCTTTACGGAAGCACAACCGTAGAACTTAAAGAAGAAAAGGTAGAATTAGCAAATGTTAAGGATATTGACAAAAAATTAAAAGGTCTTTTAGATGTTCAAAAGCAACTAGATAAAATTTTACCTGCAATAGAAAAATTACAAGTTCAAGAAAAAGATCAAAAAGGAATATTAAATATTAGAGTTAACGAAGCTAAAAGTTTTGTAGCGGAATTAGAAAAACAATTAAAAGAATTAGGTTTAGACACTAATAGCGTTAGCGGTTTTAATCAATTAAAAAATGAAGTTTCTAATTCAGAGGTTTATTTAAAATAAGCAAAAATACAACACTTTAAAAAAGTAAACTTATACTAATAAATAAAACAATGAAAAAGGAAACAAGCACACTTAACAAAATTAAGACGCTTTTAGGCTTAGAAGTTAAACTTGCTACTATGATGTTAGTAGACGGTCAAACTACTTTAGAAGCTGAAGCGTTCGAAAGTGGTTACGAAGTTTTCGTAGTTACACCTGACGGTAATGTACCTGTACCAGTTGGAGAATACGAACTAGAAGACGGTAATATTTTAGTAGTGATCGAAGAAGGAATTATTGCTGAAATTAAGGCAATGACACCTGAAACCGAAGAAGTAGAAGAAGCACCTGCGACTACTGAAGAAGCACCTGCGGAAATGACAAGAGAACCAAAGAAGACTATTGAAACAGTTTCAACTGAAACGCATTTTTCAGCTGAGATTATGGAAGCTTTGGAAAGTCTTAAAAACGAAAACAATGAGTTAAAAGCGAAGTTGTCAGCTATCGAAACAGCAAAGGAAACTGAACCTGCAACGAAGCCTATTTCTTTTAACCCTGAAAACACGAAGCCAGTAGACGTTATGAAGATCCAAGAAAAAAGAGAACGTAACACTACTGACCGAGTATTTAACAAACTTTTTAACTAATAAATAAAAACAGCATAAAATGGCTACAAATTTTTTAAATACAACAGACTACAGCGGAGAAAGTGCAGGTAAATACATTGGTGCGGCACTTCTTTCGGCTAACACAATCGAAAACGGTGGGGTTACCGTTATGCCTAACGTTAAATATCGTTCTACGATTAAGAAGGTAGACACGGCTAACCTAATTGCAGACGCTTCTTGTGATTTTGAAGCAACAGGAGACATTACACTAACAGACCGTGCAATCGAACCTAAGGAACTTCAAGTAAATGCGGTTCTTTGTCGTAAAGACTTTAGAGACGACTATAACGCAATTACAATGGGTTACAGCGTTTATGACACTTTGCCACCGAACTTCCAAGAGTTTATGATCGCAAGAATGTTAGGACACGTTGCAGAAGCTACAGAAAACCAACTTTTCACAGGTACAGGTGGAGCAGGTCAGTTTGAAGGGTTTAACCCTATCTTAGCGGCGGCAGTTCTTGCAGGTGATGTTCCTGCGGCTCAGGCTTTGACTGGTACAACTATTGACGCTTCAAATGTTATTGACGAATTAGGTTCTATTGTAGACGCTTTGCCGTCAACACTTTACGGAAAAGAAGCACTTAAAATTTACATTCCTCAAAACGTGGCACGTGCTTATGTTCGTGCGCTTGGTGGGTTTGGTTCAGGTGGATACGGTGCGGCAGGTACAAACGCACAAGGTACACAGTGGTATGGTATGGGTTCAGGCCTTTCTTTCGACGGTGTTTCTTTGTTTGTATGTAACGGACAGGCTTCTAACAAAATCTTTGCTACAACTTCAGATAACCTTTACTTTGGTACAGGTCTACAGTCAGACGCACAAGAAGTTAAACTAATTGACATGTCACAGTTTGACGGTTCTCAAAACATGCGTTTTGTAATGCGTTACACGGCAGGGGTACAGGTTGGAGTTCTTGAAGACGTTGTAACTTACGGACTATAATTATTAAATAACTAAAGGGGTGTAAAAGCCCCTTATAAAAAATACTAAAAATGAGCTGTGATATAGGACATGGAAGGTTAGAAGCGTGTAAAGACGCAGTTTCAGGTATTGACGCAATTTACTTTATTAACTTTGGTGACTACGATCCCGACACTGACGTAACTTATGATGTTGCGGCAGGTTATGAAGACGTAATTACTGCGGTTGCGGGTGTAACGAATCTTTATAAGTATGAGTTGAAAGGGGCTAATAGCTTTGATCAGACAATCCAAACGAATAGAGACAACGGTACAACCTACGTAGAACAGGTATTAGTTGCTCAATTAAAGAAACAAGACGAAGTAACAACTAAAGAAGTTAAGTTACTTTCATACGGTAGGCCACATATTGTTATTAGAAACCGAAACAACCAATTCTTTTTGGCGGGGTTGTCAAGAGGTTGCGACATGACAGCGGGTACTATCGGAAACGGAACAGCACTAGGAGACTTTAACGGGTATAATTTGACATTTACAGGAATGGAAAATATCCCTGCAAATCACCTAGACTGTTCAACAGAAAGTGCATTAGCTACTTTGTTTGGCGGTGCAACTATTGTTACTTCATAAACCAGCATAATAATAGTTTAGGGGGTGTTTAACGCACCCCTTTTTTATTTTCCTATGTTTGCATAGTATTAATAAAAGCACTTCTGAAACCCGCATAAAATAAGGGTTTTTTATTTTCTTTATATTTTAATATACAGATACCACAAAAGGGATAAAGTGCGTTAAAACGCTTAAAAATGGCCTTAAAACGCATTCTAATATTTTCGTCAAAGTGCTTAAAATTCTGACTATAATTTAATCAAAACAAACAAAAAGACGAAAGTAACTTATATAGTTATGAAGATTATTACACCCGAAGCGGGTACTAAAACTATAAGATTTATACCACGTTCAAGCGTGTTTAGTTTGACGTGTGTCTTTCATAGTGAAGTCGAAAATAAAGACTATAGTTTTTCTATTACCAGTTATTACGAAGACGAATATTATAGCATAATAGATATAGACGTTTACGAAGACTTGTTAGAAAATAACTTTTATATGTTACACCTATTTTTAGACGGTGAAATAATACATAGTGAAAAGCTTTTCGTTACTAGCCAAAACCCTTCGACATTTAGCGTAAATAAAACACCTGACGGCCAACCAATCTATAAGAGTAACGAAACGAACAACGAATTTATAATTTATGGAGAATAAAATAAGAGTAATTGATTTAGCGAAATACGAAAGCCCCCAAATTATTGAAAGCAAAAAAAATAATTGGGCAGAATACGGAAGCGACAATAATTACTACCAGTACCTAATAGACCGTTACACTTATTCAAGCACGAATAACGCAGTAATAAACAATATTGTTAAGCTTATTTACGGCAAAGGTTTAGCGTGTTCAGACGCAAGTAAAAAGGTGAATGAATATGCTCAATTTATGACGCTTATAAATTCAAGTTGTGTAAAGAAAGTTATAACAGATGTTAAACTATTAGGTCAAGGGGCTTTTCAGGTTATAAAGACGAAAGACAAAAAGGCTATAGCTAAAGTTTATCATATACCAGTTCAACTATTAAGGCCTGAGAAGTGCAACGCTGAAGGCGACATAGAAGCTTACTATTATTCCGATAACTGGCAAGACATTAAAAAGTACCCACCTAAAAGAATTCCTGTTTTTGGTACTAGTAACGATGAAATAGAAATTTTATACATTCAACCTTATAGCGTGGGTATGAAGTACTTTTCTTTGGTTGATTATCAAGGCTCGTTACCTTACGCACTTTTAGAACAAGAGATAAGCGACTATTTAATTAATGAGGTTCAGAATGGTTTTTCAGGTACTAAGGTAATTAACTTTAATAATGGTGTAGGCTCAGAAGAAGAAATGGATGCTGTAGAAAGTAAGGTAATTAGTAAGCTTACAGGCTCTAAAGGTAAAAGGGTAATAGTTTCTTTCAACGATGACGAAACCAAAAAAACAACTGTTGACGACATACCACTAAACGACGCACCTGATCATTATACTTACCTTTCTGAAGAATGTACCCGAAAAATATTATTAGGTCACAACGTAACAAGCCCCTTACTTTTCGGAATATCTAGTACGAATGGTTTTGGAAGTAATGCAGACGAGTTAAAAAATAGCTTCATTTTGTATTATAATTTAGTAATAAAGCCTTACCAAGACCTAATTATTGAACATATAGACAAAATCTTAGCTTATAACGGTATTAGTCTAAACTTGTATTTTGACACTTTAAAGCCTTTAGAGTTTTCAGGTTATATGACCGAAGCGGAAAAGAAGAAAGAAGAAGAAACAGCGTACCTTTCAAAACAAGACGAAAGTATAGCTAACAAGTTAATAGAACTAGGCGAAGACGAAGACTTAAATAACTGGCTTCTAATAGACGAATATCCTGTAAACTACGAAACCGACGACCAAGAGAACGAAATGCTTTTAAACGAAGTAAAACTAAGCTTAAAAGACAAACTAGTTAATTTAGTTAATACAGGAACGGCAAGAGGTAACGCAAAAAGTGAACAAGACGAAATAATAGACGGTTTAAAATTCTTAACTAGATACGTTTACGCAGGTGAAACAACTGAAAAAAGCCGTTTGTTTTGCCGTAAAATGACAGACGCAAATAAAATATATAGAAAAGAGGACATTCAAAGAATGAGTACACAGGTCGTTAATGAAGGTTGGGGGCCTAAAGGTGTAAACTTATACGACATTTGGAAATATAAAGGCGGGGGTTCTTGTCACCACCGTTGGAATAAAAGAGTATATGTAAACTTTGAGGGTTCAGGAATAGACGTAAATAGCCCGAAGGCTAAAACTATTGCTAGTGCAAAAGCTGAAAAATACGGCTATGTAGTTAAAAATGATCCTTTAGTAAGTACCCGACCTGTTGACATGCCTTATAATGGTTTTTTACCGTCAAACCCTAGATTTAGAAAATAATGGAAGCAATACTTATAACTAGAAACGACCTAGTAAAATTAACCGTACTAGGTGGCAACGTAGACACGGATAAATTTATTCAGTTTATTAAGATAGCGCAGGACATACATATACAGGGTTATTTAGGTACTAGGCTATTAACTAGAATACAAGACGACATTATAGCAGGTACTTTAACAACGCCTTACGCTGAATTATTAGAAAAGTACATAAAGCCTATGTTAATACACTTTGCTATGGTCGAATATATACCTTTTGCGGCTTACACAATAGC